AAAGCAATAAAAACAAAAGAGAAATTACTATTAGTATAATAGACAGTACTCTTCCAGTTTTAGATTTCCGAAACTCAGATTGATTTTCTTTAACTGCATGTTTTCCTTCATCTGTTTCTTCAAATCTCGGGAAATAACTAAATATGTTTTCTTTTGATGAAACTTTACTTTGCTCTTCCATTTAAATCTCCAAAAATAATATTTTATGAAGTAATTATAAACTTATATTTATATTTATACAAGCTATTGTCCAAACATTTTCTTCAAATCATCAAATGAAGCCATTTTATTATCTTCATTAGCTTTAAACACATCAATTAAGTCATAATAATCATGATTATCTACTTGCTCTAATGTCCAGTGCCAATTTTCGATAATATTTTTTTCAAATAGTTGTAAATCTATTAATTGATTGTTGTGGTAGACTTTTCGTTCTTCAATGCTTGAACTTTTTTTTCGGCAGAGTCAACCTCCTCAGTAAACATAGTATCGATTTGATCATCATCATACCCTTGAAGTGAAAGAACAAGTTTAGATTGCAAATTCATAAATTGGCCACGGTCAAATTCTTCTAATTTATCTACTTCTTTTTTATTTAAACCTAGAATTTCAGTAATAAATTTTTCAGCATTATTAATCACAGACATATCATCAAGAGCGATTGCTTTTGTTAATTCTTCTAGTGTTCCATCCTGAACTGAAGCAAGTTTTTCTTGGCTTTTTGCTAGTTCCAATTGGTAGGCATGCATTTTTTTAATGTTCTTAATTGAAGTTTTAACTTCAAATGATTCTTCTCGAATTTCTGGTAATGATAATTTCATTGTAACTCTCCTCTATTTTACTTTTTGTAAAGGAATAGTCAGGTATCGAACCTAATATAATAGACCTTTCTATCTATCCCATATAAAAAGCGGATTGCTCCGCTATTCAATTATTAGCTTCCACTACCTGAACCGCCAGTAGTCGGAGCAGTATAACCGTTAAATACATCTGCTAACATTGCAGATTCAGTAAATTTAGCATCTCCACCATCATAGAATTTGATAGCTTCTCCACCCCAACGGCTTACAGAGAAAGCAGTAAATGTCAATGCATCATCCACACGTACAACCGCATTGGTATTTGTTTGCAAGTTCAATGCGGTTTCATTCATTTTACCTGCAGCAAAGCCAATATATTGAGGAGAGGCTGAACCAATTGTTGTCGTTTGAATCAAAGCCGCAACTTTAGGAACAGGACCTTGAGTATATCCACCTTTAGTATCATTAACTCGTCCAAGGAGTTTTTGTTTGATATCAAAAGGCAAACCATTGAAGTCGAATGCAACCGAAGGAGTACCTTTTGCAATATCTGCATCTACTTGACCATCATTGCCATAAATCATTGTTGGAGCGCTTGATACATTGGTGATATTTGCAGTCTTTGTACCTAACATTTCATCAGTAATTGGGAAAGTACCATCAGTTGATAAACCGCCAGTTCCTTTTACAATCGCTCCAGTATCATCTAAAAGAGCGAGAGTTACCATTTTCAAACCTTTTGTTGCCATTTTAATTTCCTTTCTTAAATAAAAAACGAGTTAGCTATTTGCTATCTCGCTTAACGTCATGGTGCGTTGCACCGTTAAATTTTTAATAATTTGACCTGTGTCGGGGTCAATATAGTGACTTTTTGATTGCGCAATAAGCCAATCATTATTTATAAATGATTTCATCAGATTAATTTCGCTTCGAACAATATTTATATCAGAATCTTCAGCGTTCGAGTAAAAGATTTGAATATAAACACCATACATGAGTGAAATAAAATCTGAATTACCATAATCATTTGGTCCATTATCAGATTCTGTCAGTAAAACTTGCGTTTCATTACTAGAATCTAATTTTTCACTAGGAATAGAATCAAGAAAGATTTCGCTGTATGGAAAGCCACTAGCTGCAATTATGTCTTGAACAATTTCAACTGGTCTTTTCATAAGTTACTCTCCTTCTTTTTTCTATTAATTATTTTTCTCATTGCTTCAGCTTCAGCTTTTAATATTCCTTGCTGAACAATAGGATTTTTTCTTGTTTCTTCAATAAAATGATCTGCATGAACTGCAACTTCACCAGGCTTTTTATATTTTCTTCCAGAACGTGTTGTAAACTGAGGAAAACGACTACCATTATTAATAATATTGGCGATATAGCCTTTAGTATTAGTACCTTTTGCCGTACTTCTTTCCCATCCTACAACGCTTTGACCATCTTTAACTCCATCAATATTCTTATTTTTCATAACAATACTATCTGCTAAATGTGGATCTTCTCCAGTATCACGATGGCGATAGTGCCTATTTCTAACTTCATAAGCTAATGCCTGTTCAAATACTTTAGCGCCAGCCTTTGTAACTTCAGCTTTATCTTCTACAGTCATCTTTGTGCTTAATGATTCTGCTTGATTAATGATTAGTTGCATTGCTTCCTCAAAAGTAGCCATATTAAGTTCC